TTCTCGAAGCGAAGCTCTGGCAATGCACCGAAGGCAGGCACTTTAGCCATGATGATGTTATACAAACGATCTGTGTGATTGCTACGGATGCAATCTGTAACGCCTAAATCCCAAAGAAGTTGCACTGCCTCATTGCGATCATCATCTAGGGTCTGGGCATAACTGCCCATGCGACCTTCTTCCCACTTGCTTATCTGTGGTAGGTCAATCTCATCGCCTATCGTGACAACTTGATCTGGCTTAAACTTTGTGATGAAGCTAGCAAGGTTCTTAGTTACAACCCTGTCATGGTAAGGAACCTGAAGGTCACTAACTACAACAATTCGCTTAATCGTCATCCTCGTCATCGTAATCGCCTAGCTTCTCAGGCGGTATTCCATCAGGCAAGATCCAATGCGGATAAGCCTGTGGCTCGGTAATCATAAACATGGCTATGTCCTCTGCAAAACCTGCTCGCTTTAGCGAACTAAAGTATTCATAAAGCCCAATGCAGTAAGCATCTAGTTTTGAGTAGCCTTGCTCCTCTAATGCCTTAGTCGCTTTTCTTGCCATAGGATAATTGTTACCTATCTAACAGGACAATGATTGTCTCGACACGCGCTTCTAATCGATTTAGTCGGTCATTCATAGAGCTACCGCCATTGGGCTTTAACTCTGCAAGGTAGTGCTTGACGAGCCAGCGAACTGCCATAGCGAATGATCCGATTACTGTTGTCACCGCTGCAACGATTGCTGCGATGTCTTGCGCATTCATTACTTTTTAGGCGTGGCGTATCCAAATACACCTGATAGGACAGCCCATAGGACTGCGCGATAATCAAGATCAAAATTGCTGGATGCCCATGCAGCTAAGAATGCTCCAGCAGCAAGGATTGCAGGGTTCTTTATGTTCATTATTCTCCGCCTAACATAGATACTTGAAAAAAAGCCCCATCATTATCAGCTTCTTTTTTAAAGCTGACATGGCAGTGCTTAACATGTTTGTTAGCCCCTGTGTACTTGCGCCATTTCCAGTTAAGGATCTTGGAGCAGATGAAACCATCAAAGATGATGTAACTAATACGCGTGTCTTTTTTTGATTTTGATAAGGCACGAAGTTGATCTGCAAGATCGCCCATAATGTCTGGCTTTGATCCCTTGAATAAGTCACGATCGATGTCGATGGCACGAACCCACCCCTGCTCATCTGGATTATGATCAGACTTGCGAGCAGCGTGTCGGGTATCACCGATCCAACCATCCGATGTGCGGTCACGATCTGGGAAGGAATCATCAATCTGCTCTCTTAACTGGGAAGCAGCTTTAGAAAGTTTGGGCTTCACTTGCCTAGTTTTAGACCATCTGGAATTGGCTTTGAGTATTCCCATTTTGCAATGAATTGAATACCATCACCATCATCTTGTAGCCTGATTGAGCCATTTCTAAACTCATCATTTTCAGCAGTAATTTTTAATTCAGGATAAACTGCAATAATTTGTGAATAAAGATCCATTTTATGCTCCTAAGAAATTGACGCCGAAAAATGATGATTGATTATCGCTAGCACTACCTTGAACATTTATTGCTGATCCAACATTTTGATAAACTTGAATTTCAATGTAATCACCGGCAGTTAAGTATCTAACATCGCTCATAAACTGCGCTTGTTGAGTAGATGAATTTCCTGTTCCTATAAGATTGAAAGCCAAAACATCACTACCATTTCTTAAAAAACTCATAATACCTAAGTGATTAGATGCTGCAACCCAAGTAATTTGTCCAAAAATTTGATAATAGCCAGTTCCACCAGTTGGAATCGTTATACGGCTTGAATTAGTTACTGGATCGTGAAATGAATTTGTATCGTAAGTATCTGTAGCAGCAAATGTAACTGATGTATAAGTTGCGTTAGGAATTGACTGTAAAGCGGATTTTACGGCTCTACATCCTGCCAAAGTGGGAGTAGAAGCAGATGGCGTTGCCCACTTTAACCCTGTGGCTGTGGTCGAATCCGCTGTAAGAACTTGATTGTTTGTTCCAACTGTTAATGTTGCTGGAGTGCCAGCAGAAACTGCTGAGATTAATGCACCCTTTGCTGTAAGCTGTGTATTCTGAATCGCATTAGCATCATCTTGCACGACCCATGAAAAGTCCATGTCTGTGTTGGAAGCCTTAGCAAGTACCTGACCAGTAGTGCCACCTTTGAGATCTAAGAGTGAAGCATCGATTGCATCACCTAGACCTTCAATGGCTGTTGCGCCATTCTTTACTAAGTCGCTGGATGTCGGTACTGGCCATCCAAAATTGGGTGTTGTAGTTGCCATTAGGTTAAAGCTCCTGTCGCATTTGTCCATGTAAGTGTAGCATTTACACCAGTCCAGATTAGTGAGGCTGGCAATACTGTTTCCCATTGTGTGGTAGATAGTGAGAAGTCGGTTGCTGAGATGTAAAGGGTAATCTCAGTAAAACTAGGGGTAGCGCGTAGGGCTACATTCTCGACAAAACCATCGAATGATCCACCGAATAAATTGCTTGGTAAATTCTGGATTAGAACAGGCTGACCAAAAAACACACCGATAAGGCTGTCAAGCATGGCAGTTGGGATCTCAGGGTTGTCAAGTCTAAAAGTAATAGCTCCTAATGAAGCTCTAGGGTTTTTGCGTAAATTTAACTCGCGTGAAGCGATGTCAGTGATGTCTGCAAGGTTCTTGATGTTAGAGTCGAATGAACGCTCAAAGAGTCCGTAAGAGGCTATAGAGTCGCTGTCAGAGGTACTGTAGGTGCTTCCGTAGCCTGTGGAGTAGCGATAGATAAGGCTGTTACGGATGCGAGCAATCTGAGTTGTGGATCTGATAGAGGTTGGTATTGCATACGAGCCATTGAGGTTAGTAAAGCCATTAGCTGCAAGATAGTTAGATCTGTGATCTGCATCGTCATAGGAAACATCTCCACTTTTCGTCTCGAAAATTTGACCTAATGCGCTAGTAGCAATCTGATCTGCAAGGGTTTGAGACTTGGCAGAAGCACTAGCTGCAAGGGCAATCATTGTGTAGAAGCCTGAGTCAATAGTGCCAATGTAAGATTCTGCTTCAGCCCATGTCACTGTTGCTGGATAGGTATCCCATGTAACAGTAGGGGTTAATTCTGCCCATGAAAGGTTGAGGGCAGAACCTAGAATGGCTGCAATCTGTGCGCCATCTAAACCTTCTGCAAGAGCTGTGTTATAGACAACCTTTGTGAGTTTAGCCAGTGACCCGATGCCTAGAATTGTGCCAGTGGTTATGTACCCTGTTTCTTCTGGGCTTCTAACTCCGATGTTAAAGTCTGATACTTCTCCACCGAATACAGTGACATAAGTACCGCTGCCATTTTTTAATTCAAGGGTTACTGGCTCTGTAACATTGATGGTGAAATCTGCTCCAGTAGTGTTCACAATCTCTACTTGACAGTAACCTGCCGTAGCCTGTCGATCAATGTCTAAACGCCCAGAGGCAAAAGAAACAGAGGTGACAGTCGTATAGACATCATCACCTACTGTAACTCGCCATTCTGGAAGCCATGTCATGCGATCATTAAGCCTCTCAAAGTGCCACGCTGGACTGCCTCAGTAATTACATTTTCGATAGCCTCGGCAATCGCATTAGGATCGCCTACTCCTGTGTTGACTGTAATGTTATAAGCATTGGCTGCTTGTGCTGCATAGCGTGATCCACTTACCGCACCTGCTACGCCTGCTCCACCTGCTAGACCCTGCAACAGCGATGATCTAGCGATGCTTTCTAAATCGATTGATGATGCCATTGAAGCGGCAGCTGAGGCATTTTCAAGATCAAGTAAATCTGCAAAAGCATTGGCACGAGCTGCGGCTGCATCTGCGTATTCAAGAATTGCTTCGATTGAACCACCGATGGTCGAAATAGGGGCAATGTAATCTCCTGCTGGAATACCAGAACCTAGACTGGCACTTGTAGGAATTGTCTTTGAGCCAGTCGAAGCCAGATTGATCTTACCTAATAATTCCAATGCCTGTTCAAGGTTACCGATGTTTATAAGATCTTTAGGCTTTAGGGTATCAAGGATTGACTTGATGTCTTGAAGTTTAAGATTCTGCATACCAAGTGCGCCAAGCACTTTAAGATCTGCATTAAGTTTATTGGTTGCAGCAATAATGGAAGCCTCATCCTTTGAGGCGATCGCATCTTCTAACTCTAGGATTGAGCGTTTGACATTAAGACGAGCAGTATCATTAGCAATCTGTAAAACCTGTGCTGAACTAGTTGCTTTGCCTAATTGCTCTGCTTGGTTAGTTAAAGCTGCTGCAATCTGGATCTTGTCAAGATCAAAAACATCGCTGGACTTACCGAGTGCAAGATTAGCCTTGTCAATTATACCTTGTAGCTTCTTGGCTGTGTTTTGCTTATTAAGCAGAGCAAGTCTTTCTTTTTCCCTGCGTAAAGCTTCTTTCTCCATCTTAGCCAGAAGTTCTTGCTGCTTCTTCTCGGTAAGTGTGAGCTTTGCTTCTTCTACTTTGTTAGGAATGCTGATGTTCATGCCGAATTGCTTACCAGCAAAACCCTCAAAGATCTGTCTTGGGAGATTCTTTAGATTCTGGATAAGAGTTGGAATGACGCCAATAGTTCGACCAGATTGGACTGTGACCTTAGCCAGTGCTGTTGCGATTGACTCAATCACATAAGCTGCATCGGATGCATCTTTACCGCCACCGACAAGAGCGAAGGCATCAACTAAGCCACCACCAATAATCTCAGAAGCGTTATTGGTTGCAATGCTAAGAACATCAAACTTATAAGCAGTAGTGTCAAGATAATCTTCAGCTGCTCCTGCTGACTTCTTTAGGATAACTGACAAGATCTCATTGAATGACATTGTCGTTAGTTCAGCTCTTGTTAAGCCTGTGTTGTACTTAATTAAACCTCTAGTAACTCCTACATAACCTTTACCAAGATCCTGTGTAACAGTAGCAAGATCAATGCCAGATGCTCGGCTGATCTGGATTGCATCATTGAGCAACTTCTGTGACTGCGTCAATGAGCCAGTAGTGGTGAGCAATCCTTGAAAGGCTGGACGGAGAATGTCGTCTGCGATTGAGGCTGACTTCTCTAATTTAGCGATGTAATCTGCAATGGCAGGATTAGCAAAGCCAATGCCTAGATTTTCGACTGCTCGACTTAATCGTGTAGCTGCTGCTTCATCTGCTGCAAAGGCTTTAACAGAAGCCTTGCCATAAGCAATGATTGCAGATGTACCATAAGCAAGGCCTACTGCACCTGCTAACTTCTTGACATTACTAGTCAGTTTCTGTGTTGCTGTGTCTGCTTGCTTAAAAGCCTTTTTGCCAGTGAACTCGGCTGCTATGTCAATCTTTACATCGGCTGCCATTACTTCACCTTCAATCTTGATTCAAGTTTATCTTTAGAGGTTTCGATCGCTTTGATAACAGCTGCTGTGGCTTTACCCTGATCTTCAGCCCATGCACGAAAAATCGCGCGACCTTTTAACTTACGAGATGCGCGTCCTGCTTGACCTTCTGCTCTTTGATAAGCATCCACAATGCGACCTGTGCGATTCATGGCATCGATGAATTGCTGACCAGCATTAGGGTTATTGCTCATAGATTGACCTTTGTTACCTGAGCGAGTCATTTTGCCAAAATCTGGATGTCGTGGAGCAACCACTGGTGACATTGGAGCTTGTGGTCTGCCTTGTGGATTGAGTCGACCAGCAGTCTCATAAATAGATCCAGCAACAGAAGCATTAACAATGCGAGCAAGGGAACGCCATCCACTGCGATTAGGCTTAGAAGGTGTTGTCTTGTATCCAATGCCGCGTTTTGCTTCTCCTGTACTCCAAGCACGATTGCCCCATGCACCATCGCCACCTTTTGCCCAACCACTGAGAGGTGCTGTGCTAGGAATGAAACCACGCGCTTTGTTAGTAATCGGTTTAAGAATTAAAGCAATTTCTTTTTGAGTTTCTTTAGCAAGGTCTGGAGTGAACTCTCTCAGAGCCTTACGGAGTTCGACCGCGCCCTTGACGCTTGCTGGCATCTGCCGACTCCTTTGCTTCATCTTTTAGACCTTTAACTAGAGCATCTAGCATGGTCTTGTCTAATTCCAATAAGTGCTGTGGCGCGATTCCCAACCTAATGCTTAGCCTAGCGATTAGATAGGTGAATGGAAGATCGCGCTTTATGCTAAAGGGTCTGAGTCAAGCACCTCAACACTTTTAAGTGTTTCAATGAACTCAATCCCAAAAGGCTTAACAGTTTCACCTGACCTGCGAGTGACTTCCCATGCCAACCAATAAACATCCGTCTGACGCTCTTCCTCACGAAAGGCGCGGTGGAATCCTTTTTTAGCATGTAATTCAAAGCTGTACTCCACTGCTGGAGTGATCTCGCCTTCTAACACGCTTCCATCTGTACGAACGATTTTTAGTTTTGCCATGATTAGCCCCTTAATTTAGTTGATTATGACCAAGTACCTGTTGAAGCATAAGAAGTCTTGCTGTTGCAAGTGAAAGTAATGTCGATCATTCCTTCATCTCCTACTGCTCCGTTAATGTCTGTTAGGTTGTCCACAAAAATCGTACCACTGTATAGAACATTTGTTGCCGATACAGCTGCATCTGAAACCTGAATTGCTTGGAAAGCAACTGTAGATCCGAACGCTGCTTGTAGAGTAGCAAGAACATTTGCTGTTGCTGTGTCGTTCAAGAATGAAACAGTGATTGTGTCTGCTGCAAGTCCTGCAACGAACTTATGAGCTGTGTCGCCCATTGCTGTTACTTCTAGAGCATCAACAGTGCGGTTTAGTGTAAAAGCAGTGACATGGTCTGAAAGATTGACTGTAGCAATCTTAAATCCGACCTTATTGTTTAAGAAAATTGCCATTGATTATTCCTCATCTTTCTTGGTAGTTACTGGCTTTGGTGCTGCTGGAATCTGACCAATCTTCTTCAAGAAGGCTAGATCCTCTGGTGTTAGTTCTGACATTTTAGCTCCAACTTGAACATAGGATTGATACGGACATCTCGCAACTGAGTAGGTCACCCGAAGCAGCATTGAGAATACTTGGTGCGCTTATTGCACCTACATTATAGGTCAAAGAAGATGCAGCGAGTTTGTTAAACACTCCAACCACAAAATCTTCTATTCCATTGAGGTTGCCCTCGTTATCAAAAAGCGGGGTCGTAATAACAAGCTTAAAATTAGCCAATGGGCTAATTGTGTTTCGAGCGTTATTGCTCGGGGTAATGTAAGGATCATCTGGAGATACGATCACTGAATTGGCCAGCACTGTGGCAGGCGGAAAAGCAAAGACTTGATACTTTGTGTTATCGACTAGCGCATTGGCTAAAGTCGTTCTGAGTGTGGTGAGTGCAACTGGCATTATCCCACCATCGAGCGTGGATCTAGTGCATGTGCAATCAAACCTCTTACCTTAGCGAGTAGCTGTGCGCTCATTCGATAAGGTGAGGGCTGGAAATCGACTGCGTTACTGCCTGAGAGTGTGGCTGTACGCGCTTGCCAGATTTCAACAGCGATCATCAAAGCTGCTTGCTGAACTGCTGTGTCAGTCGTGTAATCGACATTTGTCGTGCCTGCAACTTGACCCAGTGGAGAAACTGAGTGCTGATCTGTTGCAGCTGGAGTCCCAGTGACATTAAAAGTGATTGTATAAGGACTAACTGCCGTCAGTGTCTTTGTGCCGTTATAGGGTGAGCCATTACCTGTAATAACTACAGATTGACCCACATAAAAAATCCCTGAAATGTCTGAATCAAAGTAAAGAATGCCCTGAGTCGTAGTGTTGCTTTGACCTGAATTAAACTGGTAATTATTCCATAGCATTGGAAGTAGGACTGCATCTGACGCATCACAAACTTCTTGGATGGTGGCATCTGGATACAACGAGCCAATTCCAAGTACGCTTTTCATTTCTGCAACTGTCGTAAGTGCCATTCCCATTCCTTTCTAAAGACTCTGGGGAGTAGAGGGCTACTACTCCCCAGAGCGACTTAGTGTGTTACTTATGCAACCTGTACAGCACGGAATGCTGTTGGGTAACGATTA